GGAGAATAAAATAAGGTTGTTTCAGATACCTTCATTCGAACTCCTCTACTCTCAACTAAAATTCGGAAAGCGCATCTCCTTGCGCTTGATGAACTATAGATGGTCAGCATATGGATTTAATCCATATGGTGGTGGTTTTGACAAACTAGCCCGAAAACTTCTAAAGAAGCGTTTTCGAGGATGCTATGATGTCTCAGGGTGGGATAAGTTTCTACCTTTGCTACCTGATATGTATGATGTTATGTTCCGGAATTGTTGTATTCCTAGTGAGCAGATTGAAGAATTCAAGTGGACCGTTGAAAACACGTGTAATTTCGTTCTTAAGTTAATGAACGGTACGTGTATCCGGAAAACATATGGAAATGCTTCAGGTTCAGGGTGTACAACCCGTGATAACATCTTTGGCCATATAATTATTTTTGCTGCTGGTCTTTTAAAGCGTATAAGCAGAAAAATGGTGAAAATCCTCCTTTTTCACTTGTTAGTGATCAACTAGTTAACCTTTATGGTGATGATAATGTTTTTTCGATAGATGAAGATTTTAGTCTCATGTGTGATCAAGAGTTTTTAGCTCAGCATCTTGGAGAGTATGGATTAAAATTAAAATTCTTTTATGGTGGTGATGAGTCTGATTTGTCAGTTCTCTCCTTCCTTGGCGCTAATTTTAAATTGATGCCTAGTGGAATTTATTATCCTCTTTATGATGTAGAGCGTTTAGCTACTACAATGATCTATGAGAATGATCGTCTCGAATTGCACCAACATTTATCAAAAGCTTTTACCTTAATGATTATGTCCCGTCCTTCGGATAGGTTTCAGACTTTTTATAAGGCTTATGAAGCTCTAGTTAACAGTGAATTGGTTTTAAGTAATATAGATGACCCTCGTGTTTCAGCATATGTAACTGTAGGTAAACCTTCAATATTTGATATTGATGCGTTTTTTACTGGAAACGAGGCTGGTGAGAAGATAGAGCCCCTGGTTATTTTTTACCCGGAGCTCCTTCACGACCTATAAAGCTTGAGGATGGGTTTAATTGTGCCCTTGGTATCGTAAAATTATGGAGGGGCTCCAATAAACACCCCGTGTTTAAAAATTTTATGGCTACTTTAACCAAAAAACAATTTA